ATCAGAAGGACGCCATCGACAACCCTTCATATTCATTTGTTCAGCTAGTGATGGCCCAGTATCGCCACGGTTGTGCCACAAAGAACTATCAAGCACACCATATCTCATCCCACCGTCATGTACCTCTGCCTCTAATATCATATCAGCTAAGTCTGTAGCTGTGACTTTAGAGACATACATCTCCCTATAAACTATAAGCTGCTCATCAGGAGATACAGTAAACCAAAGAACACCAGTATGGGAACCATAACCGTAGTCGCAAGCCCTAAAGCGTACCCATGAGTTAGGCACTTCAAACTGTTCGATAACGTGGGCAGTTCTGTCAAATTCGGGAAATGCTGCTCCCTCGTTGATATCCCAGTTTCCTTCAAGGAGTTGTTTTCTCTGATGCTCTGGTAGTGATAAGAGCATGGCCTCATAGTCACCCTCTTCGGCAAGGTATGGGTTATCGAAGAGAGATGCAGGAATAAACCTACGCTTGAATAGAGGCTGACCTTCCTTGCTGTGTCCTTTAGGGTATACGATTGTTTTACTTGATTCAATGTCTGTTGCCCAAAAAGATTTATTTACAGGTGAAGGATCTATAAACATCTTCTTAACCCAAGAGTGTCCAGCACCACCTGGGTTTGTTGTAGCTCTCATGTATAGTCCTAGTTCTCTACTGTGTGCGCTACGAAGACGTGACCTCATATAATCCCAAGCGTAAGGTGTAGGCCATTGAGTAAGTTCGTCAAATCCAATCCAGTTGAAAGCCTGTCCTTGGTATCGTGTGACATCGGTATCTTTATCCAGATACGACATCCATAGCCGCCCACCTTTAGGAGAAGTCCATTGTGACTTACGCTCTGACCATTTGATTCCTGGTATTGCACGTGGATATAACTCCTGTGACTTTTGTATTAGTTCCCTTAGTTCCTCAGTTGTGTGTCGTACAAGGAGTCCAGAAAAGTTTGGATCGTTTAGGCCGTGTAATGGATCTGCCAACATAGCGTATGATTTACCACCACCTGCTGCCCCACCGTATAGAACTTCTCTTTCAGAAGAACTTAGGAAGGATGTCTGTGGCCCTGGGTTGGGTTTGAATACGACTTCCTGTGCTTCTTCAACGTCATAATCAGTTGCTACTACCTGCGCTGGGATAGGTTCATGCTGGGGGGCTTCTATCTCCGCTGGCTTCTGCGTATGCACCGACTCCTTGTGTTTCGAGTTTTTCGATTTCCGCAAGCGTTTCTTCGAGCCACCTGGCAAGCTTACGTTTAGTGATAGATGCTTTTCTACGTCTTTGCTCAACTTCTATTCTCTTCTTTAGACCCATGTGTGATATATAACGGTCTGCTTCTTTACTCAGCCACTGTGCTACTGCTCTGTAACTATACTGTCTGAGGTGTTGTTTTGCAAGCTCTAAAGCTTCTAACTCATGTTCTATGGGTACAAGTAATCTGTCATTGTCAGGATCTAGTTCATAACCAAATGGTATCTTCTTAGTTAGCCTGACAATCTTGTGCCATTGTTTATTGTGTGTCTTAGGCGGTTTGGGTAATTGCCAATAGCCTAACTCTCGTTGTGGTACTATTCGTTTTCACCTTCTTTGGGTGGTAGGTAAAAGATTCCACCACCGCTAGTAACATCTACTTTGTCTACCTTACCAAGTCCTGCCCTGTCAAGCAAGTCTTTTGCTGCTACCATCTTTTCTTTAATGCCTAGCTCTGTCGGATCATACAACGCACCAACCATAGCCATAGCAGCTTTAGGTGCAGTACGTGCAAAATATGTACGAGTTTTCTCACCGATTTCATCTTTTAAAGATTCAACAATCGCTGCAGTGTTGCTGTTATCACCGTAACCTGCCAACTTTTTAGCAGCGACAACATCACCATTAGCTTCATCAAATAATACATCTAAGAATCTTTGTTGTTTATCTGTTAGATTCCTCGCCATATATTGCATTCCTTATTTGTGATCTACCTATACCTAGATCGTTTAGTTGTTTGTCATCCAACATGTGTAGCATTCTAAAGTCTGCACGTTTTTGTTGTCTGACTACGTGGGCATCCCACATTCTTCTTAGTAATTTTTTCATAGCACTATCTCCTGTGTTTGTGTGCGGAGATAGTTATACTCAAATATAGGTCAAGTAGTAGTACCTATTATTGCATATCCGTTATGCTACTTACCTTTCTTCATTGGACGTGCAGCAGGATTAGATGCACCGCACATTGCCATGCCTCCTTTAGCGTAGCCCATTTTTTTAGCCATACCGCCATCCATCATGCCCATCTTTTTCTTAGCCATGCCACCATACATGTAACCCATCTTCTTAGCTACGTCTGGTGCTTCTTTCTTTAGTGCTTTCATTCCTTCGTTCATCTTTTTCATTTCTTCTTCCCTTTTGCTTTCTTTTTAGCTGCTGCACTTAAGTCTTTAAAGTGAACTAATTGTTTACTATTTTTACCGTGTGTCTTACCTGAATGGAGTTGTCCGTTAGGCATCTTGTGCATACCACCCTTATGCTCAGTACCATCTTTAAAATAATGAGGAACACCTTTTGCCATTATACTTTCCTTTTATGAAAATGTTTTATTACCATGATTATATACACATCCATTTATGTTGTCAATAACAGGACTACTTCTTTGTTCTAATAAGTCAGTATCTGTATCTATCCAAGTATCTGATGGTACAGTTTCATAGTCTTCTTCTGCTAAAGGTTTGTTACCATCTGTAAGAAACTTTGCAGCAGGAAAAGTACTTTGTGCAGTTATATCACCGTCAAAGTATTCTGCCTCTGTTACAACATTATCTGAGTTTATCTTAAAATAAATAAGGCTCATTTTCTTTTCTTACCTGATGCTGTTACAGACCATTTAACTTTCTTTGGTCCTGTCTTTTTTGCTGCTTCTGCTTTACTAATTCTACCTGCTACCTTTGCTGGTCTACAAGCTGGGTAGGGTCTGCTGCTGTCTTTAACACTTTTGCGACCACACTCTTTACCTGTCTTTACGTCACGCCAGTCTTCCTTGAACCATTGAGTTAATCCACCCTCAGCAAAACCTCTACGACTTTCTAGTACGTGTTTTGACTTTCGATGCAACTGAACCTCCCTTACTGTAAGTACCCCCACGTTTTTTGTAGGTCTTGACTAGCCATGCTGAACCATATGCACTAGGCCACTTAAACTTTTTCTTAGCTTCAGACTTTACACTAGAGTATAGTGATTTGTTTTTAGGTTCTGCCATTATGCTTTCCTTGACTTAGTACCAGCACACTTCCACTTCTTACGAGATAGTCGTAGTGGACTGTTTGGATTAGCTGCTGCCTTGGGGTGCTTCTTCATTTGTCCTGCACTTCTTGCACAATACGAATCACCCTTGCCAGTACCAGGCCGTATACGTTTACCACCGTCCTTGGCTTTACCAGCCTGACCGTAGCTTACTTTAATCTTACGTCCTGTCTTAGGGTTGGTAGTTGTCTTGGCAAACATCTTGCCTTTTGCTGGTTTAGCCATTACTTCCTTCTGACTTTTTTATAGAGGGTTTTCAACCATGCTATCATACGCTTTCCAAATGTCGTCAATTTCTGTTTGAATAACATCAAGCTTGTCTCCTATAGTATCTGTTATTGTAGTAGCTTTGTCAACCTGTGATCTTAGATCTAGTAATGTTTTCTGCTGCTGTAGTATCTGCTGCATGTTTGTAGTTAGCTGTGCTAGTTTAGTATTGAGTCCACGTACATCGTTATCTATCACAGCTTGCTCTACAGTTTGTACTCTACTGTTTAGTGCAGACTTTAGTTCTACTATCTGCTGTGTTAGTTCCTCTGCTAGTTCTACTACTTGCTTATTTAGTTTATCTGTCTTAGCTTGTATCTCATTTGCTATAGCAGTCTTTGCTGTCGTTAGCTGGTTTGACGCAAATGTTTTATTCGCTGTTCTATCTGTTGCAGTATCGTTACTTAACTTAGTCAAGCTTTTTTGTAGTTCTGAAATTTGCTTTGCGTTGGTTCCAGCTTTACTTAGTGCTTCACCAACGCCACCCTCTACACCGTAGAATCTATTAAGAGTATCGTATCCCCAATACACACCACCTGATACAGCAGACAGAACTGGAAGTGCTACAGCAACCATCCAGCCCTTTACGTTAAATCCTCCTATGCTAAACTCCATGCTCATTACTGCACAGGTACTGGCATAGTTCCGTATTCTTCTACATACTCACCAGCAGCGTATATCTCTGCTGCACTTTTCATCTCATCTGTTAGGTAGCCCTGCCAACCAGATCCAAACCCATCGTTATCCCAGTTGATTACAAACTCATCTACGCTTTGTGTGTAAGTAATAGCTGTGTAGCTACCAACTACAAAGTTATTCTGTGTAGCATAACTGTCTATACTAGCTGTTAGTTCTGTATCATTAGCTGCAGCCATGAATGCACCAGCTTGTTGTGCGTAGTTCTCTACTTGTACTACAGCTTGGTTATACGCATCTACTTCTGCTTGATCTATACTGTACTCATCTGTAGCCATCATGCCTTGCAATGCAGTCTGCTCTGGTGATGTATCTGCTGTTGCAGCAATCTCCATGATACCAGTAGCTGTTAGTATCTCTGCTGAAGCATCAGCTAACACATCTATCGCTTCATCCAAGTCATTCATAGCTGCTGTGTATTCTTGTGTGAACAACTGCTGTGCCGTGGTAGCAGTCTCGTAGTCGTGTCCTGTTACAAGATCATGTGCATCTATGTAGTCATCTAACTCCTGCTGTGTAATAAGTCCATCATTAAATGCATCATCTACAACAACACCGCCCAACACAGCATATCCTACAGCACCTACTGTATTGTATCCGTTGTCCGTCACCCTGTTCTTGATAGCACCCAGTGAAGATATTAGAGCATCAATCTTTTCCT